CCAATCTGAATACCCATACTCTGTGGCTTGGCCTACAAAGCCAGAATAAAGGTTGTATTGTCCATAACGCCTAAAATATGCTATAGTAACAGCAACTTATAAAACGAGGTAAACATGCCACTAATACCACTAGACATCCCTGCTGGCATTTACCGCAACGGCACTGAATTACAAGCGTCAGGTCGATGGCGTGACGCTAACTTAATTCGATGGGTCGATGGCACAATGCGTCCAATGGGTGGCTGGCGTACCCGATCAGACACGGCGGCTAATGCTAAAATTCGTGGCATGATTACTTGGATTGCAAATGACCAAGATCGCTACATTGTTGGCGGCACATATAATAAACTTTACAGTTGGACATCCCAAGGCGTGCGCCACGATATAACGCCATCTGGCCTAGCTAATGGTCGTGAGGACGCCGAGGCATTTACAGGATATGGCGGTAGTTACTTTGGGCAGTATGCCTACGGCGTAGCTCGTCCAGACACAGCGAGAATACAGCCTGCAACGTCTTGGTCGCTTGATACATGGGGTGAATACCTTGTCGCCTGTAATGAAGATGATGGAAAAATTTATGAGTGGCAGTTAAGTAATTCCACACCAGCCGCAGTATTAGCAAATGCGCCGACAAGTAATGAGAGCATCGTCGTAACTGAAGAGCGATTTTTGTTTGCATTAGGCGCAGGCGGAAATCAACGCAAGGTGCAGTGGTGTGATAGAGAAGACAGCTCCACATGGACGCCAGCCGCAACAAATGAAGCTGGTGACTTAGAGCTTAACACAAGTGGCAGAATTATGGCTGGCATACGTGTGCAGGGTCAAACTCTAATATTAACAAGCATGGACGCCCACGTAGCAAATTATATTGGCGCGCCATATGTCTATGGCATTGAGCGTGTCGGCGCGAGTTGTGGATTAATAGCAAACAAGGCTGTGGCGTCAGTTGATAAGGGCGCATTCTGGATGGGTAATCACTCATTCTATGCATACGCAGGCGGCGCAGTGCAACAAATCGAAAGCGAAATATCTGACTATGTATTCTCCGATATAAACCGCGCACAAATATCAAAAACTTTTGCAGTGACAAACAGCACATACGGCGAGATATTTTGGTTCTACCCATCTGGATCAAGCACAGAAAATGACAGATATTGCGTTTATAATTATGTTGAGAATACTTGGTACATTGGTGAGCTAGGCAGAACTGCTGGTTATGATATGGGTACATACAGACAGCCTATTTGGGCAAGCGCAGAAAACAACAAGTTGTACGAGCATGAGATTGGCTTTGATTATGGCACACTTGCGCCGTTTGCTGAAAGTGGCTCAATTGCGCTAGGCACTGGCGAGAATGTAATGTCAGTTACAGAAATGATCCCAGATGAAAAAACGCAGGGCGACGTCACAGTTACATTTAAGACGAGGTTTTACCCTAACGGCGAAGAGCGCTCATATGGTGCGTTCTCTATGTCCAATCCAACGTCACTGAGATTTACAGGCAGGCAAGTTAAACTTAGAATTGACGCGGCTAACTTATCTGATTGGCGTGTCGGCATTAATAGACTTAATGTTACGGCTGGTGGGGCGAGATGAGCGAACAACCACAGAAAGCCCCAGACGTTATCGGCAACGATTGGCGGACGTGGGGTCGAAGGCTTGTTCAGCATTTATCACAAACACGATCTGCATTGGTTCAGCAGAACGGAGAAGAAAACGCATCTGACGATGCAACTCTTATGTGGAATAGGATTTACAAATATCCTGTCGTGTCAAAGGGTGGAGAATTTCGTCAAATTGTTGTTGAGGGTGGACACGCTAATTTTATTAAAACATCAGATGTTACACCAGTTGCGGCAGATACGGCATACAAGCTGACCTATGACGCGCCATCTGGCAATTCAAGAATTACGCAAGGCACGCCGACAAGCAGAATTGTGTTTGAGGAAGCTGGCGAATATGTTGTATCGTTTTCTGCACAAATATCATCGACAAGCTCAAGCACAGTACACTTTTACTTTTGGCCTAGCGTCAATGGCACTGCCGTAGCAAATAGCGCTATGACTACTGCAATGCACCAAAATAATGCCACAATGGTGACAAGTCGAACACAAATATTTACATTGGCGGCTGGAGATTATCTTGAGGTAAATTACATGATGGATAACATAAATGGCTTTTTAAATTACACTGCGGCGTCTGGATCAGTGCCAGCTTTACCAGCCTCTACACTATCTATAACGAGGACACATGGATGAAATAATTGAAAATTGCAGGGAATGGATCGAGGCCGCTTTGGAGTATTCTGGCGGTACTCACGATTTTATTCATGTAGTTGAAGGCATTAAGGCAGGCACAATGCAACTTTGGCCTACACCAAGGGGGTGCATCGTGTCAGAAATTGTGTTATACCCAAAGGTGAAACATCTAAATATTTTCCTTGGCGGCGGCGAGTTGGATCAAATAATGGATATGCACACTGACGTAATTAATTGGGCAAAGGCTCAAGGGTGTTCAGCATTGACGATGACAGGTCGAGCTGGATGGAAAAAACCACTATCGGAACATGGTTGGGATCAACTGCATTCCTCATACATTAAGGAGTTAAAATAATGTCAGGCGGAAAAGGTGGCTCAACCACTTCAGAAATTACAATACCAGATTATATTGAAAATGCGGCTAGGGCAAATTTAGCAAAAGCTGATGATATATCTCGCGTAGGTTACACGCCATATTATGGCGCTGATGTTGCGGCATTCAACCCAATGCAACAGGCGGCGTTTCAAAATACGGCTGACACTGCAAATGCATTTGGTATAGCTACACCGACAAGCCCGACAGACATTATGGGCAACATGGGTGCGCCTACAGTTTATGCAGATGGTGTAACAGGTTACTCATCAGCTCCAATGTTCCAAGATAGCGTTGACACATTGAGATATTTAAGGCCAGCTCAAGCTAATTTAATTGATAGTTTTTTTATAAACCCTAATGCTGGCTTCAATCCATACGCAGAATTTCAAGGGCGTGCTGGTGGTTCTGTGATGCCTTTGAGTATGAATACCCAGCCAACAGTTAACACTACAGATTACGGCGCTAACAGCTCATATTATACACAGCCAGCAGTATCTAACACAACAATGAATGCATCTGGAATGCCCAGCGCTGGCGATTATGGAATAAATTCTGGATATGTAGATCCAATACTTCGCACGCCTTCAAACCCTACGCCAGTTTCTGGAGATTTAGCTGGAATGGGCAAAAATGATAATGAGGATGGTATTGGTGGGCAAGGTTTTGTAGCTCCAACTGCGGCTGAGTTTCAAGAAAGGGCAGACTCAATGGGAAGGCGATTGCCATCATTTATCCCGATGTCTGGCTTGATTAACTCTGCACTTGCTGGCAGTGCAAGAACACCAGAAGAGATTGCATATGTTAGAGAAAATCCTGGGCAAGACGACAGTTTAGTTAGTAAGGTATTTGGTACTGGTAAGTATGAGCCATATGACGTTAAGGATGCGGTTAGCAATCAGGTTTATGCATCTGGGGTTTCTGGTGGTAGAACAGGTGGCGATGGGTATGGTGACTTTAACGAAAGTGGTTTGGGTCGCAATATGAACTATGATAGATTTGGCAATGAAAGAACAGAAATACCAACTGGCACTGATATGACTGACACATATTGGAACAGTACCAGTGGAAATTGGACATCTAAATCAAGTGGGTTGCCTGTTGGCAGTGTGGATGTTGATGACGCAAAAGCAAATGCTACCTCAAGATCAAGCAGTAAAAGTGCGAATAGCTCAGATCGTGGCTCATGTGTAATCGCAACTCACGCTGTAAATTCTGGAGGGTTCTCTGCCAAAGATAAGCGCGAGGCAATTGTGTGGTGTGTGAATGCACTGCATGGTAAGTGGTGGGGTGAAGCTATTAGACGTGGCTACAGATACTTAGGCCAAAAGAAAATTGAGCAGGGCAAGGCTCGCGAGCATTATGGCGAGTTTAAAGATTACATCGCATTTGCTAATGGCAAGAAACGCACAGTAAAAGGCGCAATACATTTTGCGGCTAGGACAGCGCAATTCTTTGCAATTGGCTTAGTAAAGAAGGATATATAATATGGCTGGTGGTGGACAAATGAGGCCAATGGGTGGTCAACCCCCTTTAATGAGAAGGGGCGGCAGTGAGCCTCAATTTCAGGCAGGATTTGGCGCACGCATACCTCAAGATATGGGTGGCACTGAAAAAATTGCACAATTTGGGGAAAGGCCAAGCCCACTAGCCCCACAAGGTAACTTTAACGTAAATCAAGCGGCGGCTGGCGGATTACAGCAGGCCATGCAAGGCACTCAGCAGGCGATGAATTTTGCACCAGCGGCGATTAGGCCAACTGCATATAATGCGGCAAACGCATCAGCTACTGGATACAATCCAAGCGCAATGACCAGCGCAAATTATGGGGCGTCCACCATCGGGCAATCTCCGACAGTCACAGCTCAAAACGTGCAGGCTGGTCAATTAGCAAATACTAACTTAGGCGCATATACAAATCCATTTGAGAGCCAAGTTGTAGATCAGTCATTACGTGACATTGAGAGATCAAGATTAATGGCACAAAACCAATTAGGCGCTCAAGCGACATCTGCGAATGCGTTTGGCGGATCTCGTCAGGGCATTGCTGAAGCTGAAACAAATCGTGCGTTTGCTGAACAAGCGGCAAGAACTGCATCTGGCCTTAGACAAGCTGGATACACCCAAGCACAGCAGATGGCTCTGCAAGACATAGGAACAGCCCAGCAAGCGGCATTAGCTAATCAGCAGGCAAATTTAGCGGCTGGCACAACTACTGCTGGATTTGGTCAGCAGTCAAACTTAGCAAATCAGGCGGCACTAAATCAGGCTGGTCAATTTGGAGCAACAGCCGCAAACCAAGCGGCGGCGGCAAATATGGCGGCGCAAAACCAAGCGGCACAATTTGGTTCAAGTGCCGCTAATCAAATGGCGCTCACAAATCAAGCGGCGCAAAACCAAGCAAATCAGTTTGGTGCAACACAAGCTATGGCGGCTCAAGTGGCTAACCAGAATGCACTAGCTGGAGCTAATCAAGCGAGATTGCAGGCGGCTAACCAAATGGGCGCATTAGGTCAACAGGCATTCGGCACTGGTCAAGCAATCCAGCAACAGCAGGCGCAACAAGGTATTCTACAGCAGGGAATGCAACAGGCGCTTATTGATGCGGCTAAGGCGCAATATGCAGGATATACTGGATCTCCACTTGCGGCTCTAT